TTGCATGGCCAAGCTGTTAGTGATGCGCGGTCATCCAGATTGCCCGCCGGCCCAAAAAAGCTCAACAGCTTGCAATGGCTTAGGTATGTTGCCGCGCTCTTCGTGGTGTTTTACCATGCCGCCGGCCATATGAAGATGGTTCGGGGCTCAGATTGGGGGATCGAACACACGCCAGACTGGCTCGGCCCCGCCGGTGTGATGATCTTCTTCGCGCTGAGCGGCAACCTGATGGCAAGCGCCATGATGAGGCAGAAGGCTCCGCAGTTTCTGCTACATCGAGTGGTTCGAATATATCCGGCCTTCTTGCTCTGCGCGATTTTAACGATTGTCATCAATTATCTACTTCATGGAGACAATTCGATCGATTGGCGTGCCATATCCTTGATGCCTTACGGGGGGTCAGGTTACCCCCTCGGTGTAGAGTGGACACTGGTATTTGAGATCGTCTTTTACGTCTTCGTCGCCGGGATCATCGCGCTGAACAAGCAGGCTGAAGCCGTGCCGATCTTAATCGGCTGGCTGGTGCTGATCGTGATAAACTGTCATTTCCATCCCGACGATCCGACCACGAATGTCTTCCCGCCGCCGCAGCTTTTGTTTCAATCGATCAACGCGGCTTTCGCGACCGGGATGCTATTGCCGCTGATCATTCGGTTTCCGGTGCATCCGATCCTTGCATTCTTGATAGCGGTCGCTCTCGTCCTGGTCTCACCGCAGTATGGAACAGTCTCCATGAGATGGGGATATGGCCTGGGTGCTGCTCTCTTCGTCTTGAGCCTTTCGCGATACCGCGGCCTTCCGGCTTTGTTCGGAAATGGGATCGGCGGCCGGCTTGGGAATAGATTGGGGAACGCGAGTTACGCACTCTACCTATGTCACGTCCCCATCATTCGATGGACCTATTTTGGTTTCGAACATGTTAATCCGCAGCACATCTTTTTCATGGCGATTGCTTTCGCGATCACCGGATCATTGGTGATCGGGGCCTTAGACGTCTGGATGTATGGGCACATGAAGGGTCTCGTGGATCGAGGCGGCCGATGGGTTTCGCCGACGGCTGCCGCATTTCTTGCTGTTTTCGCGGCCGTCGCCACATGGTCCACAATCTACGGTTAGCGGCTCGCTGTAAGGCATATGTGGCGTCACACTTGAGCACGCTGGTGATCAATGAGGCGGTCAAATTCACCCGCCACCGCGTTTTCTGTTGCTACTCGTTAGAAAGTCGGAACGTTGCCAGACTTGTGTACAACTGCACTTCCTCCGACAGTACCGCGCCAAACACGTTGTTCACTAGATCTACCAGTGTTTAGGCCACAGCGGGCCAAGAGATCGCTGCGATCGCTTCCGCTGTCGCGGCAGCGAGCACCTGTCCGGTCAAAGCCGAAAGCGTCGCCTGACATGCGACGACGTGGGCCTTTCCATCTGACCCCGCTTGCTGGATCTGCGCTGGTTGTTGGATTCGTGGCGTATGGGGATCGAAGAGACCCGATGCCTACAGAAAGCTTCACCCTGATTTCCAACCGGAGGCAGAATTGACTATGACGGATGATCTAAACAGCACGATCCCAGAAGACTTCGACTCGGATATGTACCTGCTCCTCAATAGGGACGTAGCAGCCGCAGGCGTAGACCCTTTCGACCATTACAGAAATCACGGTCGATCAGAGGGGCGCTTATACCGGTTTTCCTACGCCCAAGATGGACTTCACACCATTCACAATGCCGGCTTCCGCGCGGACCCCGATTTCGCCAAAGCCTATGCTCGGGGTATAAAAGCCAACGACAACATCGATTTTAACTGGCATTGGCGCGTACATGTCGGCCTTTGGGCCGCCCGAGTTGCTTCCACGTTGCCGGGCGATTTTATCGAGTGCGGTGTCAACCGCGGGTTCCTGAGTTCCGCGATCATGGAGTACCTCGATTGGGACCTAACAGGAAAAACCTTCTGGCTGCTGGATACGTTCTCGGGCATCGACACCGAAGGAATCAGCTCTGAGGATAGAGACCCAGGGGCTAAAGAACGCAATGAGGCTCATTTTGAAAGCGGCCTTTACACAAACAATCTGGACGGCGTCCGCAAGAATTTTTCCGAATGGAAGAATGTCGAGATTGTTGTTGGGGCCGTTCCCGGAACCCTAGACCGGATAACGTCTGATCAGTTTGCGTTCGCGAGCATCGACATGAATAGCGCGCCACCTGAAATCGCAGCGATTGAATTCCTTTGGCCCCGTCTTGTCCATGGTGGACTGGTCGTCCTCGATGACTACGCCTACCACGGGTATCTGCCGCAGAAGCTGGCCATGGATGAGTGGGCGCGGCGCAACAACGTCACGATACTTTCGCTACCAACCGGTCAAGGGCTGATCATACGGACGTGATGGCTATGCAGGCTGGAGAAGCGCTGCTGCTCGATCGGCCCCGAGGACCGCTGTCAAAAATGCTTCGAGGGTGGCGAAGAACTCGCTGTCAGAGCGGACTTCAGTGGCTGCGTTCCAGATGCCTTGCATGCGAGCAGGCTGCGCCGCCATGGCGGCGCTTACCGCCTCTGCTTCCGCGTCGGTGAGCCGCGTCCACAGGAGCATCTTGGGGATGACCGTTGATTCAGGTGCGGGGACAGGGAGTGAGGCCAGGAATTCGGCCTCCTCTTCCGGTGTCATCTCAGTTTCTACGCCATTGACGTTCTTGATCATCCTCTTACTCCCTCGACGTATAGGCTTCCGGTCATGGTTCCAGAGATCGGCAGAATGCGGATGGCATTCCTGGGCGCGGTGACGAGATATTGCGAATCGATTATGCCGGCGACCAGCAAACCTGAACCGGTCACGGATCCCTTGCTGGACAGCGTGGTGCGCGAGGCCTTGTTGAAGGCTTCAATAGTGGTGTTGACGGAAGTGATGAAGTTCGCATCCGGCGTGGCGGGAAACAAAGCTGCTCCCCCAATGCTTGATGAGACACCAGTCACCGTCGATCCCACAGCATACAAAGCCTGCTCCGGATAGTTGCCGGCCGTGCTGTCGAAGGTAGATCCGTTATCCGTGCTGAAGCGCAAGAGAACGTTGCTGGCCGCGGACATCGTCAGAACCCCGGTTATGCGCAACTTGCGGTATGCCGCTAGGTTGGTGACATCCAGAAGGGATGCGGCGCTCAACGTATAGTCGCCGATCGCTTCCCAAGCCGCCGCTTTAACATATGAATAGAAACTCGTGCCATCACAGACGATTGTCACGCTTGAGCCATTCGGGACAGTGACGGTTAGCACGCCGTTGATCGTTTCCGAAGCGTTCGGATCGATCGTCACAACGCCGCCATCGGCGACGACGGTCATGTGCCAGCCGGCGCCCAATGTGGCGGCCGCCGTCAGCGCAAGAGTTGCCGAAGCCGTGAACCGTTTGATGCCTTTATTGTCCGCGGATACGGCGGTATAGTTCGAGCCGGTTGCTGAATAGAGAGTTTTGTTGTCAATGACGCGAACATAGAAGGCTGAGCCGTCACAGACGATGAACGCCGCCTGGCCATCCTGAAGCAGGAGGGTCGTCGCCCCGTTGATCGTTTCAGACGCGTTCGGATCGACGGTTACCGCGCCACCGTCCGCAATGACGATGACATGCCAATTGGCTGCCAGGCTTGCCGCAGCCGTGAGGGTCAGCGTTGCCGAGGCAGTAAAGCGCAAAACGCCATTATTGTCGGCTGGCAGCGCCGTGTATGCGCCGGACTTGGCGGTATAGACGATCTTGTTGTCGACGCTGAGATTGGTCTGTGCACCGGCGACGGTGGCAGCGCCATGGCCGCCGGCGACCATCGGCCGTGGTACGTTCGCGTCCGCAACCAGATCGTCGACTGTCTGATTATATTTGGCGCTCTCGATCGTCGTATTCGGTTGGGCCGTGGTTCCGGCCGGCTTCGAATAAACGCCGCTTCCGTTTCTGGGCATGGATTTCTCCAATAAGAAAAGGCCCTGCAATCGCAAGGCCTCTGATCATCGTGATTTGGGTTGAGTTATTGCTTTCGGCTCAACTCGCTCTTATGTTGCAATAATGCAGATCGAACATGATCCAAACGAACCGAAGATGGACAGGGGTGCCGGCCCTTGGAGATGGGTTTTGCCGATCGTTGCTCTGCTGTGGATTGGCAACCTGGTCTATTACCCCATCGATTGGCATTCGATAGCGCTGGGCGGTGGCACCGGTATTGTGCTTGCCTTGTGGGCGATCGAGATCACCGGGAACAAAGTCCCAGACTCATGGCGCCGCAAGTCGTCCCGTTCCGGCCGCTCCTGAATTCAGCAACGCAGACACCACGCCGGCACGCAGCGCGTCAGCTCTGCTCAAGCGTTGCGCGCCCGTCGTGAGCAATTGCCGAGCAGCGCTTGGATCCGTTTCCAGCAACACCCTAGCAATCCGCTCTGTGACGCTGGGAGGCATGCCCTGCGCCCGATCAAGCGTTTTCGTCAATCCGGATACCGTGGCGCCGATGAAATCACCGCGCGCCAGCTTGCCCATGACGGTCGGATCGAACGAGTTCATGTCCAAGGAGTCAGCGATGTTGTCTGCCGTCTTTGAGCCGCCAAGCGCCGCATAAGCGGTATCGAACATCCGCTGTTCGCGGCCGATCCGATTGCCAAGGGTCTGAGCCTGTCCCGGCGCCGCCAGAGCGGGCAACTCCTGTTCAAGCTTTGGCGTGACCAACATGCGCGCCTTGTTTGTCGTGGGTGACATCGAGGCGCTTTCGACCCGGGTAATCAACGGATCGACATAGCCGACGCGGTACGCCTGCTGCTGGTCGGGCGTGAGCGCGTTGAACTCGGCGATCGTATCCACTGACCTTTGGCGAGGAGACGCCGCGGCTGAACCGTTCGCGATGGCATCGATGACACCGCTGCGTTGAGCAAAAGTGTCATTCGCGGTGCGGTAGGCCGGAGAGGCATCGGCAAGTGCATTGTTGAGCTGACGCTGAACTTCGGACAAGGCGTAGGCCTTGTTACCGGCGCCCTGGTTGGTTGCCCGCTGGATCATGTCGTCCAGATCGAGCTTTGCCCGGAACAGCGTATCGAAGTCCGTCACGTTCGATCGGCCATCCGACATCATGTTGCGAACGCGGGAAAGCGCGCCCTCGATGCTGTCATAGGCGATGTTGTCGCGCGGATTGGCGATGCGATTGACACCGGGCGAAAGCGTGCGATCGATCGTATCTAGAACAGGCGTGATGTCGACCGGAGTTGCCTGACCACGTGCCGCGCCATAGAGCCGATTTGCTTCGGTGGTGCGAGCATTCGTCAGGTCGGTCGTCACTCGGGCGGCGCTATCCGGTGCATCGAAGCCTTCCGAGAGCGCATTTGCCAAACGCTCCCCCTGCCCCGCCTGACGCATGCGGAGAGCATCGACGAAAGCCTGTCGTTCATTGCTCGGATTGCGCGCCACGGTCGATGCCAGGCGCTGCCCGGTATATCCCAAAGCGTCGGCGACGTTATACATCGACTGACCTTCGGATCCAGCGACATGCAGGAGGTTAGAGACGTCATCCGGCGTGCGGCCGGAACGACGCATGGCGGTGGCGATCGCATCCTGCGCATAGTTCTCGGGATAGAATGGCGCAAGTATAGGAGCGGCGACGGATTTAATCACCTTCGACGCGCCGGAAACCGCAAGTGGTACAGCTCCGCCGAGTACAAGACCAGCTCCGCCTCCCGTCACTGCATCCTTCAGGCGATCGCCAAGACCTTCGCCGCTACCGAAGCCCTGCGCAGCTCCAAGCGCGGCACCCTCGCCGGCACTGGTAGCGGCAACCCTCCCAAGACCGGCGCCGGCTTCGATGGCATTGGCCGTCGGCGACAGACCGGCTCTCGCCAAACCTGCACCCGTTGCTACGCCGCCGACAAGCTGGCCCGCCAAGCGATAACCACCACGGTTTTCGGCATCAGACGCGTTGGTGGCGCGTTCCTCGGCCAAGGCACGGTCATAGTCCGCGTTCTTCGTATCGGATGCGAATGGAGCGTCCAAAGCCCGAGCAATCATTCCCACGGGATTGTAAGCGCCCGCAAAGATGCCGCTGCTGTAGTAGTCATCAGGCTTCGTCTGCAGCGAGAGAGGGCCGCTCCTTGCCTGTGCCGCCATTTCATCTGCCAGTCCGAATGTGCCAATATCGGCGGCGCCGCGGATAAACGCATCGGCTTTCCCAACGGCATTTTGCCTCGGATCATGCGGTTTCTGCGTGATCAGATCGGCAAAGGTCAGGCCGCTGTCGCCGGTCGGTATTAGGTCATCAAAAAGTCCTGCCATATCAAAGCCCCGTTGGGTCTATGCCGTTCTCACGAAGACGTTGGATAACAGCGTCACGTGGGGCGCCTTTTGCGATAGCGTCTCGTGCCTGAGCCAATGCATCCGCTTTCACGGTCGCACTCTGCGGAGCCTTGTAGGTCGGGCCGGCATCGCGAACCATCGAGCTCAATGCACGTTCCCGGTTTTGCCGCTTCTGCTCGATCACCTGCGGGCTATCTCCCGGCTGTGGGAAATATTGCTTGTTCGCGTTGTCGAACTCTTCCGGAGAGATGACCGCGCCCGACTCCCGACGAAGCTGCGCGTTGATGAAATTCCGCCGCGCCTGATCGAACTGCTGATAATCGGGGTTCGTCGCCCCGACGATGCTGTTGCCGACGACGCCGGGAACGAACCTGTTCTGCGTCAGGAACTGATCCCAACCGTTCAGACCTTGGTTCTCGAACTGGCCCAACTGGCCTTGAGCATCGGTCATTCGATCCGCGTAGCCGGCCGCCGACTTCTCCGCCTCGGTTGCCGCCTTCGGAGGCGTGAGCGGGATGGGGCCGCCACCTTGCTGCTGAGGCATCGATTGCGGGGCAACCTGCTGTTGGACCGGAGCAACCTGAGGCGCCTGCCCCTGCGGCTGCATGACGGGCTGCTGAGCCGGTTGGCCTGTGAAAATATCAATGCCCTGCTGTTGCGCCGGCGGCTGGCCCTGTGGCGTGCCACCCTGCGCAAAGATGCTCTGCGGGGTGAGAAACAGCATTTCACCATTCGGGCCGGTGATGGTCTTTCCAGCGGCGATCTGCTGCGCCTGCTTCGCGGTGATCTGCCCGCTGTCGATCAAGCCATTGAGGGCCTGAGCATCGACGGCGTTGCCGGTGAACCGGAAACCGCCATTGCCAGATGCATTCCCTTTCGGCGTGACATCCGTGATGGCTCCATCACGACCGATGCGGACAAGCTGATTGCCAACGACCTTTACCTCGCCGGCGCCATGCAGAAGCTGATCTGCCTTGGCCTGAGCTTCGGCAATCTGAGCCTGCCGAAGCGGATCAGCGTCTTGAAGCTTCTGGGCATAATCCTGGCGTGCTCGCCATGCGGCTTCCTGCTGTTCAGGTGTCTGCATGTTGTCGAGCTCCGCCTGATCCTTGCGGATGCCGAGCTGATACGCCGGATCCTGCTGCTTGAGCTGCATCTCATAGGCGGCGTTCTGTCGGCTCATATTTTGATTGATCAGCGCGCTGACGATGGCTTTCTGCGTTTCGGTCAGCCACGGGTTCTGGGCTACCGAAAGGAGTGTCGGCATATCCGGACCGCTCTGCTGCGGAACGACCAGTGCTTGCGCTACCTGCTGCTGGCCGCTCGCCGGCCGCTTGATGGCATTGGGAGTCGAAACGATCGGATCGCGGTATGGTGCCGGCTGAGGCGCCGGAGATGTGGCGCTCATCTCTTGCTCCGCACCGGGGACGCCGATCGACGGATCAAGGCTGGCGACTTGGCCGGGCGCGGCCGCAGTCTGCCCGGAACCCTGAAACTGAGGCAGAAACGCCCGCGCAGTGGCGAGGCGGTTCGCGGCATTGGCATTTCCGGGCACATTGTAGCCCTTGAACGCCCATGCGTTGTTCATCAGTTGCTGGGCTTCATCGACGCTCTTCGCATTGTTCAACGCGCCGATAAGCTCCGGATTCTCCTGAAGGAAGAATTGTCCCTGCTGCTGTGGCGTGCCGTTTCCGCCGCCCGCAAACTTTTGCAGGGCAGCCAACCGCGGGCCGTTCCACGACATGATGCCGCCCGCGTTATTGGCACCGTCATTCCACGTCCCGGCTGCATTCCTCGGAGAAAACCCGCTTTCGGCCTTACCGGTCGATGCGATGGCAGCGAGGGCGTAGGGATTGTTGACACCGGCAACCTTCTGGCCATTTGCATCATAGCCATTCTTCACCGTGTCCATGAACCCGGAATAGATCTGGTTCCCATCGAGGCCGGACGTGTCGATAGTGCCGGTAGACGTCGGGGCGGGATTTGTCGCTCCAATCTGGGATTGGGCTCCCGGCGCTGGCAATGAGCTCGATCCACCTGCAAGCGCAGATGCAATGCTGCTGAAGGCGGAGTTAGCCGAGTCCGTTCCGGCCTTCTGGGCAGCATCGGCACGATTGTTGAGCACGGCCGAGACGATCCCGTCGCCAAGCGCGTTAAGCCCTTCGCCAACATTCCTCGGCGCGCCCTGCGCGCGGATGAGAGCATTCGCCAGAGCGCGCTTTTGCTGCAGTGTTTCCGGCGTTTCGTTGGTGTCGCCGCCAAAGATGAAACTGAGTGCCATTATGCCGCCTTTCCAAGGCCGAACAACGAGCCGTAGTTGACCTGTTTGAGCCCATCGGGCCGGGTCGATACCGCCGCCGGGTTCTTCTTCTCGGCCTCTTGCGCCATGACGCCGATATGCCGCTGACCGTCGTCGAAGCCGCTCTTGTAGCGGTAGGAGTAGAGCTTGTGGCCCTTCAGTTCGCCCACCGGCTTGATGTCCCGCTTTGCTCGTTCGTCGGACAGGCTGATGAGTTTGCCACCGAGGCCGAACAGGCCGCCTAGCAGGCTCTGAGATTGTGCCTGCTGCTGTTGATAGGCCTGCATCTGGTTTGAATAGTTCTGCTGAACCAGACCGGCATAATCGACTGTCGGAATATTGCTCGTCGGTGTGTTGACGAAATTCGGATTCGTGATCTGTGAGCCACTGAGCAGCGCGGCAATCTCGTTGATCGGCTGCGACCGGGCCGCATATTGCTCGGTGAGATAGTTCGAACGCGCCGTATTCTTATTCTGGAAATCCTGCTGAAGCGCCGTGTTGTGAAACCCGGCCGCCTGCGCCGCGGTGTTTGCCTCGACCGCTTGCTGCTGGGTGGCGTTCAAGATCGCCGAAGTGCGCGCATCGTTGACGTTCTGTCCGAAATCGCGCTGCGCATTGGAATAGGCTGTGGAGCCGAGCTTTATGCCCTGGTTTGCCAGTTTGGCATCAAGGCTCGATCGATCCTGATCAAGCGAGGTATTCAGGCGGCTGAATAGCGCATCCTCAACCCTCTGCCGGTCGGCCGAAACATCGCCGGTGAGATAATCAGTCTGGAGCTCTGGTGCCGTTCCTGCCGCCGGCGCGGTGGCAAGTGGGTTGAAGTCCTGGCCCAACAGATCGTTCAGCTTTGCCGATTGCGTATTCGCCAACGTGCCGAGATTGAGCTGAGCAGCCTGCGTCTGGTCAAAGATCGCCTGCTGCTCCGGTGAAAGCGTCTGTGTCGCCGTATAGGTCGGGACGTAATAGCCGCTGACCTGCTGCCATCCATCGGGCGTATAGGTCTGCGTGGACGTCTTTGTGCCACCGCCGGTGCTGGAATAGATCGGCTGCCCGTTCTTGTCGTATCGCACAACGCTGCTCTGCGTCGGCGCCGATTGCGTCGTCACGGACCGGGTAGGCAGAGACGAATTATATTGTTTGGTCGCGGGGTCGTACCAATATTTCTGCCCGTTCGGATCGCTGATGAACTGCTGACCCGTCTGGTTATAGGTCAGCGAGCCGTAAGGCGTGATTTGGTTCATCGCGTTCAAGGCAGTGTTGGCCTGTGCGGTGGCAACATTCGTGGCGGTCTGCGCCGCCGCCGTCTGCTGCGGATCAGGCGCCTTAGGAGCTGAACCCTTGCCCATCGATTACCTCGAAAACTTGTTGGATTGCCACGCCTCGCGGGTGGTCACGAAGATGTTTTCCGCCTTGTCCTGCCCTCTGAGGCGCGGAATGCGGTAATGCTCGGCTCCATAGACCTTGAGCATGCGATGCTGAGCCGTGTCGTCGTCGGAAACACGCTGAACGACGGCCTGACAGCCGCAATCGACAAAGGGATAGCCGTACATGGCACGGAGCACCGATTTGGTGAGCCATCCCTTGATCCACGATGCGCCCGATATCTCGATGATGGCGGCGTCCGGATCCCAATTGTGATAGATCAGGCCGGCCGCCAACTCGGTTTCATCATGGAAGATCGCAATGGCCTGGCATTTGCCGAAATCCTTGCCCTTTCCAGGCCAAATCCGATCAGCGACCAACCGCGCGAGCATTTCCGTCTCGCCGCCGACGGTATAGCGCCAAGTGAACCTCACACCATGACTCCGCCTGCCTCAAAGATGATATCGTACGAGATCAGCTCGACGCGCGGATAAGGCGTGACGCCGCACGTCATCTGGATTTGTGGCGAGATCGCAAAGCCGGTCTTGCCGATCGAGGTCCATGTCGTCGTGATCGTCGAGACCGTGCCGGAATCCCATTTGGCGACATCCCATAGCCCTTCATCCCAATTGTCCGTTGCGAAGTCATCGACCGACGACGGCGCGGACGGTAACGAGATCTGGTAATTCGCCGATGCGGATATCTTCGCCTTGAACGGAACGGATGCCAGGAACGACGATCGAGCCGAATGGACAATCTTGGTTACGCCGCGCAGGCCAAGATTTTCCGGCAGGCCGACATAGGTGCAGACGTATGGCATGCCGGCGTCATTGCCGCCGACTTCCATCTGCATGACCTTGCCGTCGTTCGTGCCGAAAAATCCGAAATTGGCATACCGGCACACGCATCGCGTATCCCAGCCGGTGTATTTCGCCCAAGCACCGGTCTGAATATTGGCGACGAAGCAATAGGGGTCAATATTGGCATCCGGAACCGGCAGCGCGACGACGGCCATGTTGAATTCCGGCCACTTCATGATTTCCCAAGGCAGCGTTCGCCGTGCGGTGACTTCCTTTTTCCATTCTGGCCCGATCGGGACAGAGATAGCGGCGATCGACAGCGCTGCGATGTCCTTATTGACGGCCTGCGAGATCGGGATAAGACCGTCCTCGGTTCCTACCAGCAGATCGCCACCGACCTGCATCCATGCATTCGGCCCGAGCGGCGGCGTGATTTTATAGAGACCGACCTTTTTCCAGTTTGTCGCATCGGATGGATCAATGCCCTGATACACCGCGACCTCGCCGCGATCGGAGACGAACAGGCAGACGTCGTTCAGGCCGCTGCCGCTGTCCTGGGACCATTTGCCACCGAACAGCAGCGAGCCGCCCTCCTGAAACACACCCTGAAGCGAAAACAGCGATAGCGCGCCATTGATATTGTCGACCGGGAGGTAATAGGCCTCCATCGTGTTCTTGCGGACATAGAACAACCGGCTGGCGTAGCTCCATACGAATGACAGCTCCTGCGGCGTGACAAGGCCGGTAAAGGCATGCGCCGCCCACGAGGAGCCGTCATAATATTGCGGTGTATCGGCACCATTGCAGACCGACAGAAAATTGCCGCCGGCGTTGCCGAATTGCGCAGTGGAATAATACCCTGCCGTCTGTCCGCTGACCGCTGGCGTCGGGATGATGTCTGGATCGGCAACGCTGGTGATCTCGAAGATGTGGTTTTCGTCAGAACCGAAGAACTGTTCCGTTTCGCCACTCTTGTAGGTCCAAAGCCGCTGAACTGGCGCCGAGTTTGCGAGAGTCGCATAAACACGAGAGCCGCCACGAGCCCGCAAACTGGTTTCGGTTGGGAACCAGTTTTCGAGAATCTGTGCACCGGCCGGCCGCGATATCGCAAGGTTTTCGTTCGCGATCCAACCACGCGTCGGCGCCGGCAGGCTTGCCGTGCGACTCTGGTTGCGCGTTTTCTGCGGGACTGGCTGTCTCATGGGGTAATCGCCCTCGGATAGGCAATCTTCACGCCGCGGGATACGCGCTTGCGGCCCGACCGAAGTATCTTGGCGCCCTTGTCGCGGGACACGAGCCGTTCCAGCAGGCTTTCGTAGCTTGCCATGTCTTCGGCATAGGGAAGGCCCTTGTTGGCCCGCCATTGCCAGATAATGCCGAGTTCCAAAAGCTGCTCATCAAGCCTGAACGTGTCGGTATCTGCCGTGAAACGAGCCTTGTTGCTGCCGCCCGACGGTTTGACAATCAAATTCGACTGATAGAAGAACTGAGCGGTTTCGCCAGTCGGCATGGCCGGCTTGATGTGCATCTCGTTGCCGAAGATGATCCAGGCATTGATCACGAAATCGAAGCTCTGGACCTGAAAGCCCAGCCACTCATCGATATCCTCAACGCGCGACAGAGGAGTTTCGAGCGCCGATGACCAGACATTGGCTTCCGTGACCATCCGGTCATAGTCAGCCGGCAGATCGAAATCGATCAGCGAACCATTGCCGGTTAGCGTGCAAACCGTGCTGAAAAGCTGCCACTCATGGCCGCGAGAAATCCTCTCCGCCATTTCGTTCGCCAGGCGGAATAGCTCCTGATACGGGCGATCCGTCGATGAAGCGATAACGTCGGGCTTGTCCAGTCCGATGACCAGGCTAGCGTTTTGGCAGACGGAGAGGAGAGACATCAGGCAGCTTCCTTAGTTCGTTCCTGAAGTGCGGCATTCAGCTCGTCGGCCTTTTGCACCAGCGTTTCATGCCCGCATTTGTGGTGAGGCTTGTCGCCGCCCTGCTCTTCGATCCAGAGACGGATGGTCTCGTCATCCCAATCGAAGAAAGGCGAAGCGTTGACGTCATATTCAGAGGCGACCGAGTTCGCCGGAGATTTCTGCTCCGCTACTGAACCTTTCATCAAGGCCGCCAATTGCGCCTGCATCTGTTCCATCTGAGCGCGTAAAGCTTCGTTCTCGCCGGCAAGGCGCACGATGTCAGCGGATCCGGCCGCTTTTTCGAGCCATGCCGTCGCCTGGTTCTTCAGTTCACGCGCGCCCATGCCGAGCTTGGCCAAATTGGCGCCGTCGAGGCTGGCGAGCGCTTCCGCAGTGAAGACGTGGCAAGCTTCGAGTTCCTTGCGCTTCGCCGCGCTGATAAACGGTAATTCCGCTAGACGCGTGCCATCACCGACATATTGCTGACCGCGCTTGAATGCCTCATAGGGGCCGAAATGCAGTTCGGCATAGGTCAGCCGCTGGTTGGTGATCGGATCGCGAACGCTGGAGCCTTCATTGGCCAGTCCGACGAATTCACTGCCGCGGTCGCCGGCAATGCGAATGCGGACCTTTTCGACGTTATCATAAACAGTGCGCCCTTCTTCGGCGCTCTTGCGAGGGTTGTGAACCGGATCGTCGAAGAACTCGACCGCGAGATGTTTGAAATCGGCGTCCATGCCATTTCCTTTCTGAGAGGGTGCGAGGAAAAAGGGGCGACTTTCGCCGCCCCGTCAGTCGTTAGACGATCTGGCCCTGCAGGAACGGGCGGTTGATCTCGATGATGCCGAGACCCGTCGAGGGCGTGCCGGTGGTAGTGGACACCTTGGCGTTAAGGACCTGTTCGCCGTTGACCTGCGCGTCGTCCACACTGCCGGGGGTGGCAGCGAGCATGAAGACGTCAGCGCCTGGCGTCATGGCGTTAGGAGCCTTCACCGCGGCCGCGCCGCCGATCTGGTACCAGCCGTACTGATTGGCGACGTTGGCCGACATCGCGACAGCGACCGGACCATTGCCGCCGGTGGCCGGAGCAAGGGTGGTGGTGCCGAGATACTGGTCAAAGGTCACAAGGGAGCCGACGACGGTAGACGCCACACCCTTGAGATAGATGAACTCGCCGCCGCCATAGGTCGGATCCGAGGCGCGAACGATGGTGCCGAGCGGCACACGCTGCACGGTGTCTGTGGTGGCGATCAGCGGGAAGCCGAGGGAGTTTTCGTTGATGACGTAAGCCATGATTGACCCTCCTTAAGCAGCCGGGTTGGAGTCGTAGAGCTTCGCCGTGTGGAGCGGGTTGTTCAGCGTCAGGTTCCCGTAGAAACCGATGTGCTGGACAATCGCATCCTGATTGACCGGCGACTGCTTGCCGCCGAACTTCACGAAGTTACGATCGGGGTGATAACGGAAGCGAAGCGCTGCCGTGTCGATGAAGTAGGTCGTATTGGACGGCATGGCCGAACCGATGCCGCCTTCGAGAACCACGTCCACGGACTTCCCGGCGCCGTAGTATTTCAGGTTGGTGAAGCCCATCTTGCCGAGGTCGTTGACATCGGTGATGCGCTGGATGGCGACCGTGGCAGCGGTATAGGCCAGATAATGCTCGGACGACGAGCAAATGATACTCGGGCCTTTCTTGCCACGGCTGCGCGCGATCATGATTTGATCGAAGATGCCCTTGACCGTGGTCGCATTGACCTGGGTGACGCCGGAGAACGCCGAGTTGGCGTCGTAGGACGTCGTGCGCCAGATCGGGTTGTTGACGCGCGAGATGCTGCCGTAAACACCCTGCGTGGGATCGGTCGGAATTGCGAACTGCAGGCCGCCGATCTGGTTGGCCTGGGTGCCATCAGCATGGATGTCTTCGACGAACCGATCCTGAAGTTCGGTTTCCGCCGCGGACATATGCTCTTCCATGATATCCTTCAACTGGTTCGGGCCAGAGTTTTTCAGGATATCTTCACCGGAGAGCGTCACGGAGACGGCGGCGAGCTTCGGCGTGAACTCGGCATCATTGAAGAGTTCGGCCGGCGTCGGGTTGAGGTATTGATAGCCCGAGTAGCGGACATAGGTACCGGTTTCGTTATAAAGCAGGCGTTCGCGGATCGTCGGACCGGAGAAGGTCTTAAACTGTCCGTTCTGCTTCATGATGTAGAGAATAGCGTTGGAATTCGAGACAAGGTCTGCGTAACCCTGCGATCGATCCTCAAGCGCCAACGAAAACGCTTCTTGCAAGCGTGCGTCGGTAACGAGAGCCATAGCTCTGTGCTCCTATCGAGGTTTGATCAAAGCCCGACCGAGGCGAATGCGCGGTCGAGAGCTTCACGGGATGAGGCAGGCTGCTTGCGGTTTGCCGGGTTTGAGCCGGAACTTGGAGCACCTGTGGTGGAGAGCTGGCCTTTGTTGGTGCGGGTTTGAGCCGCGTCGGCCGTTGCTGCTGCAGGTGGCGTCTGTGTCTGCACGGGTGCGGGGTTGAGCCGTTCCGCGAGGGCATAAGCCTCTGCGAGTTTCTGTTCCAGCGGAAGGTTCGCATCGATGCGCCCGCTTTCGAGGAAAAATCTGATATCGTTCGCCAGCTCTTCGAAGCGCGGCTTATCGCCGGCGAACTGCTGGACATGCGCCAATGCAGCCGATTCCTTCTGCGACTGGATCGACGTGGAGACGCCGCTCAGGCCGCTTTTCAGCGAGGCGATCTCATTGCGCAGCTCGCGGATCGTGGCTTCCTGCTGATTGTTCGCCTGATCCGGCGCCTGCCCCATGACATGAGCTGCGACCTGGCGAAGCGACAGACCGAGGTTCTGGCAGATCCGATCAAGACCACCGAGAGGATTTTGCGCAAGAAGCTGCTCAATGCCGGTGTAATGGTCGAACACCTCCTTGAAGGTCTGACCGTTGGCCTTGATCTGCTTGTCAAACTCCCGATACGGCTCGAAATTCTGACGATGCTGCTCAATGCCCGTTTCTAGTTCCTTCAGTGCCCGCGTAACTTCGGCACGAACTTGCTCAGGCGCGGCTGCCCATGCGGATTTTGCGTCCGGTGAGAACCGTGCCGGTGCTTCTGCGAAGTTCGTTTGTTTCGCGGGATCGGTAACAGGCGTCGGTTTCGTTTCGACCGCCGGCTTCGGAACAGTCGACGCGGTCGCTTCGGCAGACTTGGTCTTGAACGTTCCATCAGGATTGCGTTCACGTTGCTGCGGTTGCTGTCCGTCCGCTGTCGCCGGGTCACCGCTCTCTCGCGCCTCCAGGGCAGCAAAGGCCCGATCGATTGCGTTGCGCGGCGTCGGTTCCCGTGGGCTTTCAACAGCCGGTGTGCTGGAAACATCGGGCGCCGATGTTGAGATAGCGTCGGACATAGGAGCGGCATCAGCCGCAACGAGTGCGTCAGTCATGATATTTTCCTGTCTGAGAGGATGTGTTAGGCGCCAAGGCCTACTTGCGAGAATGCCTTGCCGACGGCGGCTTTGATGGCCAGTCGGTCCGGTTTCGGTTTCTGTCTGGGTTTCGGTCTCATGATGGACGCATCGTTGCCCACCTCTTCGAACCGCTTGCCTTCCTTGTTGCCGCTGGGCTTGTAGGTCGAGCGGATGGCGGCCTTGCTGGTATAGAACTGCCCGTCGACCATCGACTGGGTCGGCTCGATCGTATCGGACACATAGTTCGGGGCTGGGAGATCGGATGCGGCAAGATTACGCTCTGGCATGCAATTGTGCGGCCAACGGTCCAGCGCGTGCCAACCACCGCAAGCGCGGCAAAAGCGCTGTTTCATACATCAGGCTCCTGTGGTTGAATCACCTTCGAGGCGGTCGATATCGCCATTGCGCGGCCCTGCGCCTTGAGCTGTTCGATCTCAGTGGAGATCTTAGCAATCTCCGCCTGCGTCTTTGCCAGCTCGGCTTGGCTCTCCTGCATGGCGATCTGCATCTGTGTCTGGCTTTCCTGCGCCTTCCGCTGTTCGGCCGCCTGCTGAAGCTGGATTGCCGCGTTCGCCTTGTCCGCTTCAGGGTTCGGCTTGGGCTGGCCGCTCTGCTGCTTCATCTGATCAACGAAATTGTCGATAGACGCTTCCAGCGCACGGCCGGCACGGTATGGCGCAACAGCGAATTTCAGGGTCTCGCCGGCGAATTCCGCGCTCGCCGGGAACATCTCGATCATCGGACCGAGTTGCTGCAGCGCTGTTGCCATCGCACCGAGGAATTCGTTCGTCGCCTGCTTTGCCGCGTTCTCATCCGCCTGGATGGTCGAGTCCGTCTCGATATCAAGGCTGAAAGGCCGCATGCGCTGATCCCGGAGGAACTGGATCACCTGTTCAAGGGTGACCTGGCCTTGGAGGGACGCGATCTGCTGTTGAGCCTGCGCAAGCATCTGCTGAGCCATCTGAGGGTTCTGTTGGGCCTGCAAGACCATCTGAGGATTGCTGGCTGACTGCTGGATCTGCTGTCTGATGGCATCAATCTGCTGTTGAACCTGCTGCTGCGTCGGAACCTCATCATATTGAGACATCGCCATTAGCGTTGCGGGCGCGAAATTCTCAGCCATGATCTCGCCGGCGATGCGCCCGCAATCGCGGCCCATGCGTATCATCTCCTCCTGGCGATCACGGATGCGGACAGATCCGTATTGGCTCTTCAGCTCTTGAGCCCCAAGCGTCTCGTTCGGGTTGGTCGCACCACGCATGATGTCCGACAGGCCTGTGACCTGATAGACGTCCTCGATCATCTGTCGGCGGAGATTGATCAACTGCACGATGACCGCGGCGACCTGATCGACCGGAAGCCATAGGATGCTGTCTTTGAACGTCCCGCTGCCCGCGCCAAACGCCGCGACATTGGGAACCGGGATCAGGATGGCGTTATTGTCGTTCTGCTTGATGGCAGTCTCGATCGCCGTCGCCACGTCCTCACCGCCGGCGGAATAGAAGCCTTTGAGCCTCAGAGATTCGGCAAGCGCGGAGATGCGCGCCGTGAACTCGTTGATTTCCTCGATCTGGTCTTTGTAGAAGAGGAAATCCGGTACTGGCTTCAGCGTGCCGCGCTCAAGCGTGCCATAGGCCGGCCGTGGGCACGGAAAGAACCGATCGAGATTGAGGAACGGCGGCATGATGTCGAGCACCACATCAACGCCAGGCGAAACCCACACGACAAGGTTCTCGGCCTTGTGCCAGATCTCCCAGAGGCAGGCTTTCTTGTCACCCGAATAGTCCGCGTTGCCGTCCTTGTCCTTGCGTTGCGCATAATCGGCAGAGAGATAAGCGTTTCCGCTGGCCTTCTCAAAGCGATTGCGCATCTGCTCCATGGTCTGCCAGGTGCGTTTCGCAACCCACGGCACTTCTTTCCACTTGCGCGCCTGACCGTGCAGGAAATCCTTGCGGTCGAGGTGGTCGTATTCGACGACTTCATGGCTCTGATCGTCGTTCGCCTCGTATCGGGGCCATATGACGCCGCGGGCGTTCGTAGCCAGATCGTCACGCGTGAGCTTCATGCTCTCGTGAATGTCCTGCATATCGAAAGACGTTACGAGCGCACGTTCAAGGATCTCGCTGGCATGACGATTGACCGCCTTGCGGTCCTTGAAGCGTGACGTCACCACCGGTACCGGTGGCCTGGCATAGATAGAAGGCTTCAGAACCTCTAGGTTCGCCCAGAAGATTTGCATTTCGCGCTCGGCATTCTCGCCGGAAAGCTGCTTCAGGTTGGCGTACACCTTATCGATGTTGTCGCACTTGTCCTGATAGCCCTGGAAATACTTCTCCGCGTCAGCAATGGCGTCAAGCCAGTCCTTCGATGCGCGCATGTCGGCATACGGATCAACCTTCTCCGGATCATCCGTTGCCAAGCCGGTGGTTTCAGTCATGAGTTACACCTTGATTTTTGTACGGCTGGGTGGTCGGGGGGCGCCCGCGAGGAGCACAGTACCCTTGGGAGTGACAGGCGCCTTCGAAGCCGTCGCTGGCTTTATCCACGGTCGCGACATGCAGGCGTAACGAACCTCGTCGGCCGGATGGTCTTCCATGTCCGAATCCAAGTCTTCCGGCTTGTTCTGATCGTGCTGCAACGCCGGGATCGTTCGAATGGCGTGAACGCAGGTGTCGAAGAAATACAGCATTGGCCTACCGTCTTCATCACCGACAAGTCTGGCCCTTAACTGATCCCAGCCGCCCATGGCGCCGCGCTGCGTCACACGAGCATTGTCGGCCCGCCTGAACGTGCTGCCGTTCGTGCCGGTGGTGCCACGCATCATTCTCTCTGCAATCGACGGTCCTCCGTCCTGCGAGAAAGCGGCGGGATCCAGAACGCCGTATGCGATAAGCTCACCGGAGTCCCTTTGCCGGACGCCGGCGCCGACTGCCTCGGCCGTGAGTTTTAGTCCCTTGTTGGGGACGTGCTTGCCGCTGGCATCGCTTTCAATTCCGTACCATTCCCGGTACCGTACAAGCGCGCCGCGGGGGATGATAATACCCGGACCGGCCACATAAGGATCAGACGCTACGGCGTACCAGCCAAACGAGAACGGACGAGCGCTGCCCCAATCCCCTGCCCTGAAGCGAAGCCAGCCAGCAGGAATCGCGAACGGCTTGATGACGTGCTTGCTGCTATCCCAGCAATCGAAGAATGCGCCTTCAACGGCATTCCAATCGCCTTCCAGCCACGCCTTCACAAGCTGTTCAGATCCAACCAGATAGAGGTTGTTGACGTACTCCGGATCGTTCTCCATCAGCAGTTTGTTGTCTTCAATCCGGCTAGGGATGAAGACATATCGATGCTGCTTTCCGTTTGGCAGCACCCGTACAAGGGGATTCATGCCTCGCGGAGCGGGATTGATGTAACGCTGCCTGATCCAGTGCTGTCCAGCGCCGCCGGGGTTTCCGGTGAGGATCAATTGCGTAGGGACACCTTTGGCAGAGCGCAGGACGGCAAACAGCCGATCGATGGGCTTGGAGTCGGGGTAAAGCCCCGCTTCTTCCACACACGCGTCAGAGACGTTCTGGCCTTGGTACTTATCGGCGTCCTGAACGCGCTCAAGCGGGCGAAATCGCAGCCGACCGCCGCCGGGAAATATCCAAGTCTTCTTTTGCTCGTTCCAATCGGCGCCGATCTTGCCGTAGATTCTTTGCTACGCTCAATCGCATCATCGAGCATTGGCAATTCGCGCCGACAAAACAGCGCGTTGAAACCCGAGCCGTACATAGCGGCCTTGATGGCATATTTTCCGAGAACGCCATCTGTCTTCCCGCCACCGCGGGCGCCACCGAAGAAGATTTCACGAAACGGGCAATCGACGAGAGCTTTCTGCGGGCCTTCCTGGGGCGCCCAGACAACCCTACGTGTTCGATCCACCATGTTGTTTGAGCCATTGCTCCTCGGTCACGGGCTTGGCGCTTACGACGAAGTCCAATCCACCGGTCACATCCAGATCCAGCTTGTCGCCATAGACCTTCGGCCGAAGCTTGGCCGCAACCCACTTGCGTGCATCGATCTGCAGCCGTCGGTGCTCGATCATGTCGGCTTTGGTCATCTCAACGACATTGCCGGCAGCATCGATTTTCGTCTTCTCACCCGTCACAGGGGTGTCTGCGATGTCGAGCACCTCGTCGAAGAGGGCATCGGCCTGGGCTTCACGAGCGCGCGCGTACATGTCGCGAAAGCTTTCGTGTGCGGCTAGCCACCTAAACACCGTAGCTCTGTGCGGCATGCCCTCGGCGAGACAAATTGATTTAAGGCTTTCACCGCCGGCCAGATGTTCACAGATCTGGTCTGCAATCTCTGGCGTGAAGTTTGATGGTCGGCCTGCAGCTTTGCCAACCCTCTTGTCATCACTCGGCATATTTGATTACCTTTAAGCTACTTCAATCTGGAGGGGAAAATGAAACCACAAGTCAGAGCGGCAGCAGCAGCAATTGCGTTGGCACACAATCGTCAACAGCAAATATCTTCAATTTACTCATATGCGGAATCGACTCATCGAAACATCAGCGTGAATGTGAACGGAGATGGGATCAATGCCTACGACTACTCAAGCTCTTGTCACATCACGGGGCAGATCGGGAATCTCTATCACTATGGCGTCAGTAGTCACCTTAACCTAAATCCCAACGGCTCAGGCTCTTACAACGGTTATGACTACGATTCCCGCTCGCACTTTACTGTGAATGTGAATGGCTCAGGCGTTCAAGTCTATGACTACGAACATAGCTCACATTTCAGCTACTCGGGATGACCGATAAGAAATTGCCTCCGCTGTTTCGAAGTGGGCAGCCCCATGCTGCTCTACCCTGCAAAAAAGCCCGAAAGCGGCCAGGAGCGGTACGGTTTATCATCCCGTTGCTCTACTGGCCGCAAGGATCGCCTGTCGCGGAGGAGGCGCGCCAGGGATTAGCGACAACAACGACCGAATGCGGAGCCATGCAGCGCACATCTAGCGGTGAATTGTTGCTGTCGTATCTGGGAAGATGGCAACCGTTGCCCGCCGGGGGACTGCCGTTGTTAGTCCATCCTTGATGGCAAGAAACGGCCAGGAGCGAACCCCAACCTTCTCAGCGGTTACAAAGCGCTGCCTTGCCGATAGTTACCCTAAGGGTACCTGAAACAGGCTCAAAGCTTCATCGCCAAGCCTCCGAAAGGAGTAGCGTAACCTAAAGTATAGTTATTGCGAAATCGAAGCATCTGTCTCATTCTCAGTTTCGCGCGACCAAAGGGGAGGAGACAATGCGAAGGATGCTTATTGCTATCTTGCTCGCTTCAATTAGCGGGACTTCTTTCGCCCAGGTGAATATTCGCCCGCGCACTAACTTGTCGATGTATAACGCCTGTATGAACTCCGCGATCAGCAACAACGACGTTCAAGACAACGGCCGATATATTGAGTATCTATGCTTTGGTGGCGTAGCCAGACGTTGGTGGAATTCGCTGGACACAGATGGGCAGAGGGACGTTAAAGAAAGTAATGGCGAATTCATTTCGCGATATTATGGCAACAGTGGATATTGCGCCCATCAGATTGCTGATGCGGCTGGAAACGGCGCCGATGCTTATGTTTGTGCCATTGATGCTGCATCACCAAATTGAGACATTGACCAATAGGTATGAGGCTGACCTGGCATCGCAAGCGAGGTCTTAGCGTCCGCGCGAATTCAGCGCCTCAATGAGAAAAGGCCGCACAGGGCGGCCTCTGAATTTGTCGTATATAATACCCCGGATTGTTTGCGGAATTGGTGCACACCAGACGCTAGGCCGCAATTTCCTTAAGCTCGTCGTAGGTGATCGGCCCTGCCCTATCCCTGATCGTGATCAGCGCCATGTGAATGACAGACCGGCCAACCGCCATTGCTGATCTGGAACTGGTAGCGCCCGCCATCATTCCGACTTTTTCAAGCGTCGCTCCGTGGATGGCGGCTTCCTCAAACGGCTCTACGAGCGGACCAAGCGATGCTCGGAATTCGGCGAGCTTTGTTACGCCGTCAATCCTGGCAATTACCTTGGCGTCTCCATTCCATTTCGTAGGCACCTGTGGCGGCACTTTTTTCGTGGTGGTCCATTTGATTACGTCGACTGCCTGAGCGCGCCAAGGTAGCGCATCCTTGGACTTTGACTGTTTCTGGCCTTTGCGCTGCAATGCACCAGTCTTCTCGTCCAGCCACAGGTCCTGTTCAGCCCGGAGCGGTTCGTTTCCAACCGCGCTGCCGACGAGCTCTGCACCGCTTGTCGCCGCGGCCTCCACTCGCCGGTACAGCAAGAGTGCTGGCAACAGATCGTTGTTTCCTTCGGCCAGCAAAGCCTTAATGATTGGCAGCGACGGGTTGTCATTTGCCGCCTTGCCATCCCAACCATCAGAAGGCTTGTTGCGGCGGGCCAGGCGCCGTTTCATGCGCTGAAGCGACTTATCCTCCGCCTGCACCTTCAAACGCACTGCAGCGCGTCCGTCGGCTCGCTCGGCCGGCGTCCGCTCCGGCAATGGTCCACCGCGCGCCTTACTCTCTGCGATCCTAGCGTTGTTGTCGTTGGCTACCACTTGCACAATTGATGATTTTAGAACTTTCAAATCTAGCTCCTTCTGTTTATGGTCGCCCGCGCATTGGGGAGATGTGAGGAATGAGGCGATATAATCTCCGACATGCCGCCGACGGCCGCTGGCTTGTCGTAGATGGTCTGACGGCACAGGCGGCGAAACTTGATGATGTTCCGCTCACCGATATGGGCTGGGCGGAAGCCTGCGATATGGTCGCGCTTCTCAATTGCTTGGACGCCATCGAAAGCACATCCAAAGACTACGAAGCCTTAGCCGCCGCTGAATGACGTTTGTTGTCGTTCGATGGCACGAGCGAGCCTGCGTCGGTCACGTGCGGCCGCATTGCCGCGGCATCGTTTAAGCTTTCGAAACCCGCCCGCTGACCGCGGGGTAAGACTTTGTCTTTGGTCATGGTGGGCGCCGCTCCCCTTCCGGGGAATGGTCCGCCTAAGTTTTGCAGTCTCACTCTAGATTTGATCATCGAACCCTCCTTCGTTGAAGTGTCCGCAACCGTCCCTTGTACGCGCACGGCGTATGAGAATTAGAATTCTGGCACAGAGAGTTCCAATTTCTATCGTGTTGCCATGCGCGCAAGGGACATTTGCGGACAGTTGTCTGCTTTCGGTTGCTTATAATGACGAAGATGCAATCAGTTCGCGAACCCGGTCACGGCGGGTCTTTTCCTGTGATGCCCTATGCTGAAATTCGACATACACATCCGGATTGACAGAGTAGGCTACCGAGTCCCGGCGCACCTGCGGTATCGGATCGAGCCATGCCATCGCGTCGAGTTTGCGAAGCACCTCTGCCGCTTCCTCATCATCCATTTCGCGCATTGTGCGATCACCGCGGCGGACATCGCGAACGGTTAGCTTCTCCGGTTGGTGAGCTAGGATCCATCCAGCGGTGGCAAGAAGGGCGTCATGGCCATCGGAGAGCCCGAGCACGTTCGAGTAGAACGTCAGAGCATGCGCGAACAGGAATTCGTGCAGAAACTCTGCAACCCTCCTTGTTGTCTCGAAAGGAATCACCGGCGCAGGGCGTGATGACGTCGCTTCGATGCAGTGGAAAACCACGCAAAGGCGCGCGAACAACCCATCATACTTACCGATGTGGGCCGCCAGCTTTTTGTTGATGATCTCCCAACTGGTCTGCATTTCATGGTGCTTCTCAGAGAGCTCCTGGCGCAGGGCTTGTCCAGCACCATCGAACTTCAGCGGAACCTCGCTTATGCCACCAAGCATTGGCCGTTGGAGTGTGTGCAGACGCTGGACTAGCCCACCGTACTCGCCGACCGCCGCTGATGGTGGCGCATCAATACCGACGCTGGACGGCCCCAGCACGATCGGGAATAGACGCTGAAGCAGTCCGTCATCGGAGGCCTCATTCGCAATCTTCCTGATTGGTTCTGGCTGGATACCGCCAAGCATCGAGACGGACAGGTTGTCGATAGCGACAACGCCGCGGCCAACACGGTTTACGCTGTATCCGCCACCATTGAAGGCCTGAAGCCAGAAGCTACGATCAGTCGCGGCGCCCTTGCCCGTTCCGTACTTCTCCATACTGCCGAACCATCCAGACAGTTCGTCGCGCACAAGTAGGACGCCTTGGGTGCTATCCCGCAGGATCTCCTGGGTTGCCTCTATGGTGACGTCCTCAATCCGAGTTCTGATTTGTTTTGGCGGATAGGTTGCAGCCTTTTCATCTTTGCTCAGACCATCGTATTTGCGCTTCTCATCAAGATATGAGCGCACCATCTCATCGTCGATTGACCTCAACGGACGGGACGCAGCATTGATGATTGGCGACTTCTTCGCGCTGGGGTTCCCGATCAGCGCAACCCAGATGCGCGCCGACTCCTGCCAATCGTCGTATCGCTTCACCTTGATAGTGATGCTGTCTGGGATGGCGGCGGCGCAGACGGCTAGCGCAGCTACAGCAAGCCCGCCAGGGTCAACGCCCATGATTTCCGCCTGCGACCTAGCGAATTCCTCGATAGCCGATGGGAGCAAACCATCGGGCAACGGCGGATGCTTCCGCTGTAGCCACGGATCAACCGGGCGCACATACGCCGGTTCGCTCGATGGCTTGTTGTCGTTGGCAGCTATAGGTGTGGTTTTGTTCCTGTTCCTGGCCACAAACTCAGTAGACAACGTTGCGCTTGCCTCACGCTCCTCTGCATGTCGAGCCCCGAACTTTCCCCACGCACGCTCGAAGTCCTTTTGTGCCCGCTCTTCCGTCGGATATCGGTGAAGCCAGTTGCCCGTTGCTGCCAAGAAGACCGCACATGCTTGCTCAGCAGTAAGGCCCTCGAACGCAAGTTGCTCGACAACCCTCGACGCATGCGTTGAACGGTCGCCAACATCGTTGGCCTCTAGCATTTCAGAAGCGCGTTCGCTGATGGTGATCCCGTCTACAGAAGGCAATTCGCCGATGGTCACAGATCGTCCGCTAACAGGCGCGGACGCCCACGGCTCCAGCGTTGCGCGGAGTTCGTCGACGTTGATAAGGGAACCATTCCACGGCTCAGCGACATTCACTGCGACAGGCTCCGGCGAGCGCCCGCGCGCCAGCTTCTTTGCGTTTGGCCAATTGAGCGCGCCAGGAACACGCCATACGTGCGACATGTCGACAGTGCAATGATCGGCATTGGCAGCCTGTTTCAGTGCCTTGGCAAGCGGCTTAGCTTCGCCGGGCGATAGGGGGCTATCCAGCAGAAGAAAGCACTGGAAATTGCCTGGCGAACTCTCAATCACGTAGTTTGGATCGACCGGCATAGCCCCGGATCTGCCTGTGTCGTCGTCCAAATCGGCGACCAACGCCAACACGGCAACGACATCCGCCTCCGAGCCCTTTTTGCCGCGCTCTAGGGTTTGGCGCATTAGGCTTGGGCAGACGTAGCAGTTTGCGTTTGGCGTCTGCGCGTGGGCCATTATCGACTCGACCATTCCGGCAACGTCGCCAACGGCATGGTGACTGATAACCCCGCCTGCCTTGTCCTCGCCGGCGGGGTTGGCGAAGAAAGTCGAAACGACAAACTTGCCGCTTATGCCGCTTGCCAACTGATGCAGCATCTCGACGTGCGCGCGAACGGCAGGTTCGTTGAAGGTGGTTGCCGACTTTGAATCAAGCTTTGGAAGTGGTGCCATTGGCAGTAGTCGCCTCTCCGTAAATCGTTGATGCCATCGTGGTGATTTGCGCAGCGAGACGCGGGTCGAATGTGGCGGTTCGCCTGCTTCCTGCTTGGGCGGCGTAGACGATGCGGCGGCCGTCAGGTGTTTCGAGAAGTCGGAGGCCGAAGAGCCGGACCGTCTCGGAAAGCTCAAGATCGAACTCCGCAATCGTTCGGAGGCCCCCGTTGCCTTGGGCGGCAACGGGGTAAAGATCGAGTATTTTCATCGGCCGCCAGCCTCCGCATCGCGCGCGATTTTCTCGACGACAGCCTCGTGGACGAACAGAGCGGTTCGCGGATCGCTAAAGAACGCGTCACCTACGTAGCGCAGGAGGCCAGACTTTGGCGGTGGGGCATCGCTCCACCACTCTACGAAGCCGAACATGCGTCTGTCTCCTTGCTGCTTGCCTGCATTGAAGCCAACGTTCTCAATAAAGACGGCAGCGCTTCCGCCATCGTGCAATCTCGCATCGACTGGCCGGCGATCGACCATCTCGATCGACATGCACACGCCCCGAACACGTTGCTCGCGTTCTCGTTCAATGCGGCCGTCGGCAGGCGATTTGGTAGCTCTCTTCGACATCCTGTTCCTCCCGCTTATTGCGGCAGTGCTAGTGTGAGCGGGCCGAAGTCGCCAACTCCGCGCCCACGGTTGCGCGTCGCGAAATAGCGACCTTCGATCTCGTCGGAATCATTGATTGCCTTAATCCCGCATGCGGCTAGGAAGGACTCGAACCGCTGCGATCGTCTTTTTGTGCTGGTACTGACCAGGAATTGAAGAACCATCAGTTCTCGATAACGACCGCCTAGCGGCCCGCAGAACACCTTCAGCCGATGCAGGTCGTCGTCATCTGGCTCCATTTCAACAGCAACCACTCGCCATCCAACCCAGCCACGTACTGCGGCCATGCGATTGGCTGCGGATCTTTCGACGCGGGCGACGTCTTCGGCGGATTCGAGCAGTGTGAATGCCAGAACGTCGGCCAATGATGGTCCAATTGCTTCTGAATTGCGCAAATTTCCTCCTTCGCCGGCATGCTGCCGGTCGACAAAAATGAATGTGTGGCGTTTTGCAATTGTCGGCACGAGGCCGGGGAAAGTCCAGAAAGCGGACGTAATTACGCGGCCCGAGCCGCGATTTTCTCCTCGATCCAATCGAGGACCTCACGTCGCACAAATGCGACACGCCGGTCTCCCAGATCCACCGCTTTGGGGAATCTGCCTTGCGCTCGGTACAAATTAATCATCGTCCTGCTCATTGAGGTGAGCTTGGTGGCATCGTTTAAGCTGATGAGTTTTGGCGTGTTGTCATTGTCGTGGTGCATGGATCTCCTTCGCGCTGGACGGAGTCCGAGCGTCATCTAAAGTTGTATCTTGAAATGTGAGGGCCGGACGCCGTGCCGGGTTAGTGTGCATGCTGAGCGCCGTGTTGGCGCGGGCTGCAAGCGGTCAGACCGCTAAAAGACAATGCTAAGATGATGTAAACTTACAAAATTGTCAAAAAGGTTATTTATCTTAGGTTGCAATATATTCCTTGACGCGTTTGTAAAAACCCATGTTTACAAGGCTAATCGTCCAAGCTTCGCGATTTCGGCAAAACACACGAAATTCTGTGAGCAGCGGTCTACAAAGCGATTAGTCCGCGATACATTGATTTGCATTCATGGGAGGGCGCGATGATGGATCGTTATGTGGAATGGCTGACGAAAGAGCGTAGTTTGCTTCAAGAAAGCATCAAAATGCTGGAATCCGGGAACGGTCGAATGTGGAGCCAACGTCTCGGAGGGGAAATGGAAGACATTACCAACCGGGTCCTTGAGAGCGACAAGAGGAAGCTGGCTGAATTGGACCTGTTGCTCGGCGGCCAACATGGCGGCGGAATTCAGACACAGGTTGGCGAGCCGAGGCGCCAGTAG